TCATTAATTGCTTCTTCTCCAGAAACTGCATCTACCATAGCATCAATTTGAGGTTCTTTTAACTCAAATTCAAGGTAACTTCTTGCACTACCTAACATAGTACATGCTTTTGTAATTTTAGATTGCCACCAAGCTGGTAAGTCAACTTCTTGATCTGATTTATCAAATGGCTTTAACATGTTATATAACGCCATTGCATTTTGGGCAATTTTATAAAGTTCACCTTTGATCATATGTGGTTCATCATCTTGATGACCTAAATCAAGATCTTCTGAAATTGGTTCGTCTGCAATTAGTTCTTCTCCTGTTTCAAATTCGTCTAGTTTACCTTGTTTTTTTAAAATAGATTTTTGCAAACCATCCGGTAATTTTTTACGTCCATCAGTAAATTTATCATCATATTCTGGGGTGAATGAGGATTTTTTCTTTTCAGATAAGGGCTTAGATAAAGCCGCTTGAATCATTTCTTTTAATTTTTGTTCTTGATCCATTGGTTCTTCAGTTGGTGTTTCTTCAGTTGGTGTTTCCTCAGCAGCAGGTGCTTCTTCAGGTTGTTCAGCTTTTTTCTTTACTTGGTTAACAGCAATGCCGTAGGCATATAATTCTCCATCTGCCCCTTTAGTATCATATAATTTATCTAAACGAGTATTAATTATAGATTTAAATTTATTTACTATTTCCTGCGATTGTTCAGGTGTAGGGATAAATCCTTCATTTAAAGAACCAAAAGATCCAACGGGAGTTCCGTTGGATTTTTTAATAGTTAATTTGGTTCTTTTTTTTTGCATTACGCTTTGTCTTCTGCAGTTGAAGTCTTTTTAAATTCAGCTGCTAATTTTTTAATTGTGTTAGCTGCACTACGTGCTCTACCACGAGCTGCTTTTGAAGTTTTTGCATGTTCTGTTTCCAAAATAGCTACTTCTGCTTTAATTGTTTCTAAGATTTCTGTTGTGTTCATAGATTTTATTTTTATATAGATTTAATTATTTACTCTTGTCCACTTCCAATGTATTCGCTAACGAAAAATTTAAGTGTATTTCCAATTTGTGTTTCAAGTTTTTCATTGTTCATACCTTTAGAAATTTTAAGGGCATCCATTAAGTGTCCCATTAGTTCAGATTCTGTACCTTCCATATTAGCGGCTACATCTTCTAAACCACCTCCAGCAGCAGGTGCTTCTTCAGCAGGTACTTCTTCAGTTGTATCTGTTGTTTCAACATCAGTTGTTTCAACATCTTCTACTTCTTCGTCTTTCTTTTTAGCTTCCTCAAAACTACCAAATCCACCTTCTATATAGGCTTCTTCTCTTTCTCTATCTTCTTCTTCTTCACCACCACCTTCATAAACTGGGTCGTAATCAGCATCTAGAGCTGCATCATCTTGGTATGCACTATCAGTGGTAACTTCTTCAGCTAATTCAGCTAAGATCATTTCACGGATTTTATCACGCATGCTGCCTTCACTAAGATTGTCTTTTTTTAGTATAGGATTTAAATTCTCAATAGCTTTACTTTCTTTTAAGAATTTTTTTAAGTCAAAATTATCCATTTTTTATTTTTTATTAGTCGTGTATAAATATTCGGAAAGTAATGTTCCTACAACTCCTACTTTTTGTCTTATATAAATCCATTCATCTCTTGTGATGTGGTGGGGATTTTGAAATGAAATAGCTAATACACCTATTAAATGATTATCTAAACTATGTAAACCAACCATACAAATTGATTTAGTACCAAATTGGGTTGTTATATATTCTAAACCATATGTATCTTTTTCTACTTCAACATCCTCAATTGATAATTCATTGTCTTTGTACACTTTAGATAATACTCTAGGAAATAAAGATACTGGGATATTTTGGAATGTGTTTTGAATTGTTGGGGTTTCAGGGGTACATTTTTCGTAAAATATAGAAAATTTCTGAATTGATCTGCCTGTAGGGTAAAAATATCCTCCATTATGGAATTGGGCTATCCAAATTCGATCACATTCTAGTTCTTCCATTATTTGCTCTAATTGAGTATCAATTAGTGTAGAAGTTTCAAGAGCATCTCTCATTGGAGTAGAAGCATCTTTATTTTCCATTTTTAATTTAACCCAGTTAACAATTATAGGTCCAATTACAGCAGTAATCAATGCTACAATTATTGTAACTCCAACAGTTGTCATTTTTTTAAAGAATTTAAGTGTTTAACCATCTCATCTAAAGCATTTTGAGCACGCTCTTTATTTATCCCACCAACCCATTTTTGAATTTCACCATTTTCAGAAACATAGTTTTGATTTCCTTCTGAAAGGATATTTTCAAAATAACTTTTATATTCTTCTATTTGTTTATCTATTTCGGCATTAAATGTAGAATTAACATAGTCCTGCCACTTACCTTCTATTTTAAGTTGAGTTTCAAATTTTGTTCTACAATCTAAACAATGATTATATGATTTAAAATAATGTGGGTCTAATTGTTTGTCCATAATCTGTTTGCACTCGGGACAAAATAAAGGAACTGCTGCTTTTTTAAATTTATCTAGTTTAGTGATATTTTCTTTAATACCATCTCTAATAGTCCAAGTTTTTCCACCTTGTTCCCAAACATCACCTTCTTTATGTTCTTCTTGGGTTTCACCACTATAACCAATTCCAACTGTAGTTCGATCACCATGTTTACCTTTTACAAGGTTACGTAAACGCTCAACGTCACGTTTTTGGAATTGTTTTTTTAAAACGTTATCTGACATTATAATCCTAATTCTTTTAATTTTTCTATTGTTGATTGAGCAGAAGTATGTAAGATACCAATACCTCCAGCGGCATTCCATTTATCAATAGTATCTGCTCTATCGTCTATAAGTATTTTATTTTTCCCCGAAAAATCAGATTTAGATTTAGCAGGTCTAAAATAAATATTTTTCATTCCATCTAAACGTTGAACCCATTCGCGTTTTCCTTCTCTAGATTCTGGGTTGTATGTAGGGGCTGTTAAAATATATGGTTTATATTGTTTGATAAAATTCCATAATTCTTGCCCACCAGGTTGCCAATCTAAATCTGCCCAATATTGATATTCGGGTATACCTTTTTCTTTTAAATTAGTATTAAATAAATTCCAAAACTCATTTTTACCTTGTGAATCAGCATGGTGAGTAGCAACGCCTGTTAAATCTTTATATCCTTTATCAAAATCAACTAATACACCATCCATATCACAAAAAATAGTGTATTTTGGTCTAATTGCCTCGTATAGATCTAAAAGTGAAGGTGTTTTTCTCATATTAAAATTTAGGCAAATTTAATGCAGGTAATTTGCTTCTCCAAATATCTAGAATTTCTTCTTTTTCTTCTAGGGTGATATCTTGAGCATCTAAATACATGTCTATAACATCTTTAAATGGACGTTTTTCTTTTTTAGCGCGAAAATACATTCCTTGTAAGTTTGCATCTATTTCTTTTTCTAGTTTAAAATAATCTGCTTTTGGTAACATCTCCATGTCTATCATTTGGCGTATAAACATATCATCATCCATTGTTTTATTTGGGTTAGATGTAAAGCCTTCACCATGTGTTAAATGTTCAATTTCGTGACGAATAATATCTTTTAAATTCATTGAAATTTTTTCCCAAAATTCAGGTAATTTTTCTGGGTCAACTTCAAATCTTACTTCTATAAAATCTGTTTCATCATCTGCCCCTCCATCTGCTCTGAGTTCTCCTAGGTTTGGAATAAATGAAATGTTAGCATCTATATCTATTTCTTCTCCTTCAAATGGAAATAATTTATTTACCCTAGATGAGTCTTCACCATTTTCAAAATCTTTTTTCCATTCATTAAAAATAGCTGAGGATATTTGGTTTGTAATTTTGTCGTAACGTCCTTCAATTAATACACCTTCTGTAATAGTATCTGTCCAATTTCTAAACATCATATTACCTTTTTCATATGCCTCACGTTCAATTTCAGGTAAATCACCTTCCTCGTTTGTGTTTTGGGTTGTAATATTACCTAATTTACCATTACAATTTTGTTCATGGTGAATCATTTCATGCGCAAATGAACGCATTACATCTTTTGGATGACGTCCGTAAGTGTATAAAACTATTAATTTATTATTTGGATTATAATATGCTGTTTTTCCAAAGAAATTTTGAGAATTTTCAATATCATCATCTACAAATTTTACTTTAGGTAAAGGTCGAATATCCATTCCTTTACTTAACATATATTGTATAAGTGAAGACAACATTGTAGGGTAACTGAATTTACTTGGTTCAGCATACATTATTTCATCAAGTGGAGTTTTAGTTAATATAGACCAAATCTTATCTCTGTCTTCATCTGATAATTCAGTAGGTAAATAGCGTTGGAACGATTCAAATTCACCGTTTAAAATGGCTAATCTAGCGTTTGTACCACTTATACGATCTCCTTCTCTTTCGCTTCTAATTACAATAGGTTCAAAGTTATCGTATTTTCCTTTTAAACTATCAAAACGTTTTAAATCACCCATGTCTTCCTCTCCTCTAATTCCTACTACAGGAAAATAAAAGCTTGTTGAATCGTTTTTAATAATTGAACTTACATCTGTTATTGGGGATGGATTCTGGGAGATTTGGATTTCAACATTAGAGGGTAAATATTTTTTGTAAACATTCCATATTTGTTCACTTTCTTCTTTTGTAATTCCATCTCTATCTTTATGTCCTATCAGAACAATAGCTTTAGATACCTCAGGACGTTTTGCAATTTCGTCAACTAGATAAAAATGACCTAATGTAGGTGGTTTAAAACCACCAGGAATTAGAGCAACACCTTGTTTAGTTTCCTCTAATATAGGTTGTATGATTGATTTAACTAATGAATTCATTTACTTTATTTTTTGCTACATCTAATGTATCAAATTCACGCTCTATGTTTAGAAGTGATTTTATTTCTTGATTTGTTTTTTCTTTTTCTGCTTTAGATTTTCCCATTTCCTCTGGGGATTTTTCTCTTCCTTTAGGTTGAGGGAATTGGTTAATGATTGATTGAACATCAAATGTAGGATCAGCATCTTTAGGGTCATTGTTTAAAACAACAATATTATTTCCAAATGCTTGTTTATATAAATCAATATTTTTTACTACACCTTCCCAACTTTTTAATACAGCACTTGTAGGTAAACTTCTACCACGTTCCGCATTACGTTTTAAAGACGTCATAGGTGATACATAAAGTAATATCATAAATGTGTCGTATCCTATTGCCTCTAAATCTTCTTTCTTTTTAAGTAATGGTCTTGAAGCAGCTCCGGTACCATCAATTATGATGTTTTCTAAATTAGATAATGCTTGAGTTTCTTTTTCTTTGGTTACTACTCTAGCTTTACCCATTAATTTAGCGGCAGTAGAAAGTTCTTCAGGTGACATTGAGGCAAAATCTTCTTTACCTAACTCTGTTTTTAACAGTTCTTCATAAACATCATCTACGTTTATTACTTTAAATCCTTGAAGACCTAATTGATTAAGTATAGTTGTTTTACCTGATCCAGCAGGGCCCGCCATAAAAATAGCTTTAGGTTTTGATTGGACCTCTTTAAGTAATTTAACTAGACTTATCATAATTATACATATTACTGTTCTCGTTTAGCTACTGTTCTGAATTCAGTAAATGTTGGGGAATGTGTTGGGTTCTCCAGATCAAATAGGCGTTTCACTGTTTTAAAAATATCAATATTTTCTTCAAATGTGCGAGTAGATTCAACTACTTCCCATCCTTTACCTTGCATTTTATCTTTTTTAGCTCCACGTTTAGATGATTTTAACCATAGAATACCGTAATGATCTATTTTTCTTCCAAAACATTCTTCATAACATTGACCATAAACTGCAGTCTGTAGTTCATATGTTAGTTGTAATTGATTTGATGTTTTTAAATCTAATAACCATAGTTCACCATTAATCTCAACAATTAAATCACAAGTACCGGCTACTTTTAATACATCTGAAAATAAATGGACTTCAGTTTCAATTAATGTAGGTTTAATAAGTTCCCAAAATTCAACAAAACGTAAAAACATTTGCCAAACATCTGGATTGTATTGTGGGCGTCCTTTATCATCTAAAAATTTTAATTCTTCTCCATTTAAATATACTTCACATAATTCATGGACTTGGGTACCTTCTTCAGCTGCTTTTTTAACAATATAGTCGGAGGCAAATCCAACTTGTTTTAACCAATTTTCAAAATGTTTTCCTTTTGGGTAATATCCTAAAACATATGTTACAGATGGATAATATTTTCCATTTCTTCTATAATAACGGGAATCGGGTAGGGTTATTTGTTGAGCGTCATCTGAGATTTCTAGGATTCGATCATAGGATTTTTTAATGTTCCTTTTTTTCATATGGTATATAATTTTTTCTCCATTAATTTATATTGTGTTAAAGGGGAAACTGTTTGTATAAGTTTGGTAAAGTTTTCAAAACCCATTTCACTTGGATCTTTTCCTTGCATTTCTACAAGATAAACTTCTTTACCAATATCTAAAAGCTGTTCACAAAAGCCAAGGGCTTGTTTAACAGCATCAGTATCCAATGCAATGTATATTTTTTGTACTTTAGAAGTAACAATTTTTTTCATTAAATTAGATTGTATATTTTTACCAAATAATGGTATAGCATTTCGTTTTATTGCAATTGCATCAAATGGACCTTCACACAATATAATAGGTAAATCCCAATTAATAAACAATTCAAACGGTATTATATCGCGAGACGTTTCAGGGTTGCGGTACTTGACATAAGGGTCTTTTTCAAATGATCTCGCGGTAAAATAATTTAATTTACCGTTGTTATCATATGATGGTATAACAATCATATTATTGTATGGCCCTGAATCGCAATATCCAATATTGTATTTTAAAATATCTTGTTTGGTAAGATTTCGTTTTTTAAGGTATGCTAGAGCATGTCTTGCTGTAAGATCTTTATTGTTGATAAAGGTTTTAAATTCTTTTGGTAATTCAAGTAATGATTGTTTTACTTCTCCTATATCTTCTACAGAAACATTTTTTACAAGTTTACCTAGTTCTTGAAAATAGGTAGCATCTACTTGTACTTGTTTAAATAAACTTTTTATAGTTTTACCTTTTTTACCACATGTCCAACACGCCCAAGGATTATTTCCTTGACTATTTTCAGTAAAATTAACTTCGAGTTTTGGTTTATGGTGATGACAAAATGGACACGTATATGCTTGATTTCCTCTTGCGGTTCGTTTTCCTGCTCCTAAAACAGAATTTACTAAATTAACTAGTAGTTCATTTACCATAAATATAAGATACAATCTTATTCTTGGGTAACAAAATCTTTTCTAAAAAATTTACCTAAAATATTATCGTTTATCCATTCATCTGGGTTTTCTAGAACACCTAATTGAAATAGATATTTACACTCATAATATGTTAAAAGTTTTTTATTTTCAACAGTACATAAAATTTTACGAGTAAAGTCTTTTTGCTTTCCCTGTTTTATTAACTCAAGTATAGGTTTAGCTGAGCCATAATATGTTTTCCAATCAGATTCCTTTTGTACAACTTGGGTAGTTGATTTTCTTCCTCTGCCGGTTTGTTCAGCTAATTCTTTTTTTGTTAATTTTTTCTTAACATTATGGTATAATACTTTTTTACCTAAATATGCTTTACCTGAGGGTTCATGTATTGTTATGTAAATAAAACCGTAAGTATCTTGAGGAAAATCTTCAATGGATTCTATCCATTTACCATTATAAAACCAATTTGACATAAAATTTATAAATCTAAATTAACTAATATTGTTGTATCTGTTACAGATGAAAGTGGTAATGGTTGTGCTAATTTAGCTACTGCTATAAGTTCATAACTGTTATTGTATAAACCTATTGTTGTAACATATGGATCAAAATAAGAACCAGTTGCAAAATTATACATTATACCACTATTTGAACTTCCAGAAACTAAAGTTGGGTTTTGTGAAAAATTAAACTCATTTTGTCTAATAGTACATTTATATTGAGATTCATATATTGTAACTGTACTTTGAAATGAGCACGTTATATTTGAGGATGATATAAAATTATTAATAAATGAACCACTAGTTAATATTATCATTCCATGTTCATAAATTACGTTTCCTACGTTTGTTGAACCTGAAATAATATTTCCTAATCCATCATCTTGTAGAGTTATGCTTGCTGAGGTTAAAGTTACAGTTGTTGGGTTTAAATATTCTCCAAATAAATTAGATGGAATTGATATTACACCTATTGTAGCATTTGATGATGTTGGAATGTATCTATAAGTTGGTAGAGTAGTTGAAAGATAATTGTAGTAATTTGTAGTATAAGCTGGGCCTGTAATGGTTCCATCTGTATTAAATGAAGCTGTACCTGCTAGAGAACCTGATGGGCTAGTTAAATAATTTGAGTAATATAATTCTCTTATAGAACGATATACTAAAATTTCATTTTGGGTATTAATTTGTCCTGTAGGGTATGAACCAGAAACCCATAAAGATGAAGTAATATTTCTTCCAATATATCTATCAATTCCTACATTTGAAGAAGTTAATTCAGAAGCACCTTTAAAAGTAAATGATTTATTTACCTTAAAAGGTGAGACGATAACGTCAGAAGTTATGAATGGTTTGTAGACGCTCATTCATTCTTAAAAATCAAGTTTTACTCTAATTAGAGCTTCTTTTGTAAAGTCTTTTAATAATGGTCTTGACATTTTAGCAACTGCTAAAAGTTCGTTTGAATCATTATACATTCCTACAGTTGTAAGATAAACTTGAGGAGCATTAATAAAATTATCGTAAATTACCTCACCTGTAGAACCTGATATAAATGATGGATTTTCTGAATAATTAAATTCACTATTTCTTGCTCTAACAAATACATAGTCTGATGTGATTGTTTCCTCTGAATTTAATGCAAATGAGTCTCCTAAGTTAATAGAGTTATATAAACGTCGATTGTTTAAACCATCTGAATTGTTTGAGCGGCTAGGAGCAACATGTATTGATTGGGAAATTGCAGCTGGGTTTAATATAATTGTTCCTAAATCAGGGAATACTAAACCATATGAACCTGATCCAGCTACGTATCCGCTATTAGCTAAAGTTCCAGCAGTACCATTAGATCCTGAAATTAATTGGAATACTCTAGAGGAACCAATAAATGTATTTACTGGGTTATCTTGGGAATTATCTGTTAAGGTAATTGTTCTAAGATTCCCTGAGCCTGAAAGGACTAAATTTAAAGATCCAGGGAATAATGATTGTTTATATCTTGCTCTTTCAATAGATATTACCCAAAAATTATTTCCTGTTAAAACATTATTTCCTGTTCCAAAAATAAAATTAGCATTTTCATCTTCTAAAATCATTGAGCGGTATTGACCATACATTGTTTTAGTGTATGAATTACCAGGAACAATTGAATTATATAATTCACTTCCACTTCCTACAGAATCAGCATATACTATATCAAATTGGACTTCTTGATTAGCAGAAGAAGTATTATATACACTATAATAATAATTTCCTGCTGAGCTTGCAACTTGAACAGATGAAGTAAAAAAGGAAGTTAAAGTAGGGGTTCCAGTTGACCATAATGTAGAGGTAATTGAATCACTACTTACCACAAAATCTTCAGGATCTAATCTTTTAAATGACATTATATATTATTTTTTATTATTGAACTTTATTAATTGTAATTGGAATAGTTAATCTAGCTCCACTATCTAAACCTACTACAGTTAATGTAGCAGCAAGTTGAGTATTTGAACCAAATAATGTATTAACTGTTGTTGCTCTTAAATTAAATTGAGAACCTATTACTGTTGTAGAAACATTAGTTCCTAATGTAGTTGTTGAATTGGCTGTAGTTGCTGCTGTAGTATTAATACCAATACCAGTAAATGTAGACATTAAACGAACATCTGAAATAGTTGCTGAGTAACCACTAGTTTCGAATGTTTGGGTATTACCTAAATAATTTAAAGTTTGAGGGGTTACAGAAAGTGAAGCTCCTTGTTGTAATGTAATTCCAGAATATCCTAAGTCAAGTACAGGTAATTTAGCAGTTCCACGAGGCAAAGTAGCTAATTTGTATTTCATGATTTGGGTTTCTGTTGGAAATGCTTCTAATAGTGGCATATTTTGAATAGCTTCACCATAAAATGCAGAACCCGAAGGGTGAGTTGGATTATATAAAGTATAATCTATTTCATCATCTGCTAAAGCAAATTGTGTAATTCTAAAGGAACCATCATTTCTAGCTAAAAGTTCTCTACCTTTTGTTGTTAATATAGCGTCAACTGTGACAACTTGATTATTTAAATATCCCATTGTTTTATATTATATTCATGTATTATACTAATAAATATTAACCAATCAAACCTTTTTCGGTGAGAAGCGTAACAAATTCATCAGTGTTTTTATTTAATTGAGGAATTACATATTCAGGTGTAATAATAAATGAATTAGGATTTCCACCTCCTGCAGGTCTAAATCCTTCAAATATTATTAAAGAAGAATCTTCTACATACCTTCTAATTAAAAAATGATCTAAATTAAATGCTGAAGTACTTGCACTAATTGGAAGATTTTTATCAAAATGGACTTCAATAGATCCTGTTTGAAATAAACGTCCAGATCCACTATCAGCTGGGGAAAATATTTTTCCTACAGTGTATGTAAAATCTTCTCTACCTTCAAATCTAAATTCATCTCCATATTTTATAGACCATGGTAATTCTACAGAGTTAAAACCAGAATTTGTTATATTTGTTTGTTTTACATTTGAATTATATAATTCAACTAATGTTTGATTTGAAGAAGTTATAACATACGGATAACTTCCTGAATTTGGATAACCCCATATTGTATTGGCTCCTGAAGAGGTTATGGGTTGAGTATATAATGGGTATTGAGAAACTTTAAAATAAGAATTATTAGGGTTTATTGTAGATGTTAAAGTATATGTATCACCAATAGAAAAATTATCATACCATATTATGTAAACATTATAAATGTCATTTACATTAAGTTGAGAATTATTTACTGTTACTTGTAAATCAACATTTCCTGTTCCTATAGCCACTATAGTAGTTGCTATTTCTGTATTAGTAGTAGTATTTTTTATTAAAACTTTATGTTCTTGATAAAAACCACTAGGTACATTTTGTGGGATACTACCAAAATAGGAAAAAGTTGTAGTGATATTTAAATTAATATCGAATACTAAATTAACACCATCTTGCACAACATTTGAAGGAATTCGATACCCATTAGAATTTAAGTAGGAATTACCATATACTGCTGAATTGAAAGTTACCAAATATTCAGTTCCGGGAGAAGCTAAGTTTTGTGATAATTTTTTAAATAAAGCTGTATAATTCCCCACAGCTCCTGCATCAGAAGGGATAATATCTTCAAAACTCATTGTTGTATTCCAAGTAGCACTTGGAGCACTTCCATATTGAGTATATAAAATAGGTTCAATTCTATATCAGATGTTTCTTTACCTACTGTTCAACAAAATTTCCCAACTGGAGATAGATTTAGATATGCTTCTATTCTTGGATTATCTAGTGGAGGAGGTATTGAAAACCAATTTAGAAATATAATTAGAGGGGGATATAGAATTGAACCTATTTTAAAGTATAGTATGGGTTAAGTGTTGAATATTTTATTAATAATTGGGTAGCTTGTCCTAATGCAATTGAATTATCAACCCCATTATTATCTATTTTATGTATTTTGATAAACACTGGGCCAGTTACATTAGGTAAAGGGGTTCCAGATGGGGATGTTCCTCCAAGGCGAAAATAAGGTCTTAAGAGTAAAATTTCACCTTGGTTAGGAACTGTTAAAGCATTTAAAAATTGATTTTCCGTAAGTTCGTTTATATCATCTATAGTTAAACCATATAATAAAGGACTATATCTTACAGGAGTATAATCAAACGATAAATTTTCTATTGGGTATGCTTCATTTAATGTTCCATCAGTAACTAATATTACAGATCCACTAAATTCACCGTCATAAAATTCATCTTGATTATCATGCAATACAAGTACTGATCCTGAAATTGTAGGTATAGTTTCGTACCAGCTTTGAGATGTATTTAAAATTGAATTAAATGCCTCCATTGTTCCACCTGTTCCCCCACTAAAATTTTCTACTGTTCCAGGTTCATAATCATTCCAAGTTGGTTTTAAAGTACCTGAAATATCTAAATCTTCTCGTTCTAGTTGTGGTTGGGGGTATTTATTTCTTTCAAGTAAATGTTGTTTAATTACAATTCCAGAGGCAAGACTTGTACGTGCAGGTACAAAATCTCGAATCATTTTAAATAATGAATTGTCAAAGAACTTAATTAAACGAATAAAATCAGTTAAATTATAATTTGAAGTATATTTTTGAAAATATTCATTTCGTAATTGATCTAATGCAGGGTATGATTCTGCAGAAGATGGTCTTAATCTTGGGTCTCCAATATATTCACCTATATTAAATGAACCAATTTGATCCATTATATCTTCATTTATCTCGTTTTGAGGTGAAAAAGCTACTTCTAAATAATTGATATTTTGAGTATAACTTTGAGACACATTCGCCATTTGAGATAATGATATAAATGGTGATAAAGTATTTCCTTCAGGTAATACATTATTTTCTATTCTAATCTTATCCGAAATAGTATTTTTAATACCTGCTATTGGTTGATCGTAAAAGAAATATTCTCTATTAGGTATAAAAGTAGGAGTTTGATCAAAATAGAAATTACTATTAGAGACAAATGATTGAGTTGTAGCCCAAGACCCTGTAATTTTAGGATGAATTGAAGTTGAACCAGTATATAATTCACCTCCTAAAGATGCTCTAAATAAAAGTTCATTTGGAGAACTATTTATTGAATTTCCCTCAATTGATGAAGGGTTCATAGTATAATCTCTAAATACACTTTCACTTATAGGATTAGTATAATATCTAATTTCTTGAAGTGAACCTGAAAATGCATTATATTGGGTTCCGTTAACTAGACTACTTGAGGCAAAATAACAGTTACCATTACTATCCCACTCAGCACCATCTGTGGCAATTGATGAAGAAGCTATAAATCCAAGTAAAGTACCATTATCTCCTCCCTCATATATTTTATTTGCTGCATATAGAGTAAAATTATAATTTGGGTTTGGAGAAGTATCTACATTTACCATTACAGACCACCACCCTCCATCAAAAAATGGGAGATACACACTAGCAGAAACTGTAGGATTATTATTAGGAGAAGGATAAAATGTTAAAGTAGCATATTGGTAATATGGATCTATTACAGAACCACTATAGGAACCACTAGCATATCCTGATCCTGTATATGTTAAGGTTAGATGAGCAGTATTAAATTGTTTTGACCATAAACTTTGAGAATATGGGGATGGAACATTAACATTCCATAGATATGGAGTAGAATTCCAATTACTTACAACATTATTCCATACTAAAAGACTACTTGAAGGATCATAATCTGGGGAAAGAGTACTTTTGAATCTAAACATTAAAGATTCAGGTATATTATTAGTTACATCCCATGATGAATTTACGGGAGCAAAAGAGGAGGAAATAAAATTATTACCTTCTGTGTAAAAAGAATAATTAAATTCATTTTGCCAATAATCCCAATCATTTGAATCTATTTTATCTTTACCACCATATTCGTTTATCCTCAATATAGTATCAGGAATACCATATGAGGTAATTAAAGCGCGCAAACCAGGTAAAGTACCTTTTGCTTTAAGTAGGTATGGTAAATTATGGTAAATGCGTTTATATAACGATTTATTTACATCATCTAACGGTATATAATCATTTGATGCTGATATTAAAGTATTAACATATTCAAATCCTGAAGGGGTAGGTAAAGATCCTGTTATATTTGGAAAAGGAAATAAACCACCCTCTGGTGTGATACCTAAAAATGCTGTGTATAAATCCTCATTGGAAAAGTTATTTTGATATAGTTTAATTCCAAAATCACGTATTGCATCAGCAACTATATCTTTTGAAACACCATATTCTAAACGGTTATCAGCATTGTATTTTTGAGTTACCTCTTTATAATATATCCAAATATTATCATAAAATTGCCCAACCATATCAATAAACAATAAATATTGATCATTGTTTGGATCTTCTCTTAAATATTCTGGGATAGAAAAATAAAGATTATCTTTGTTTTCATTATCAAACAATGAAGCTGTATAGAGTAAACCTCCAAAATATGAATTGGATTCATCAGCGCTTCCAATCCAAGTTAAAACTGTTGTGCTATCTGATTTGGCTAATTCATATGGTTTTTGAGAATTTGTTTTAGGCCAAGCATATGAACTACTTTCATAATATAAAAAATACTCATAACCATCAAAATTAGTTATAATATTATTTATTTTACTTTCATATATCGTTTTACTATTATTAATAGAGGATGATGAGTTTGTCGCATTGTTTAGTATAGCAATAGAAGAGGAATACTGTTCAATTAACTGTATTTTAGAATAAAAATTTTCTAAACGAGTTTGAACTGAACTAAAATGGATAAAATTTTCAAATGAAGTATAATCTACATTTACATCAATTTCTTTTTCCTCAAGTAAGCTATTTAATTGTTGAGTAGAACTTGTTAGTGATGTTGTTATTAAATCAGTATATGATACATTTTGAGTAGAATTATTTACTCTATCTTTTAAATCTATGTTAAAATTAGGACCACTTATATTTTC